GAGGAACTGCTCGATGAAGGGGAGCGCCTTCCCCTGCGAGGTCGACGCTTGCAGATCCCACGGGTTCCCCGGTATTCCGCCCGCCAGACCCTTCAGCAGGAACTCGCTCGCGTAGGGACCGGCCCCTGGAACACTAGCTTTCCCGGCACCCCAGTTGACCCACTCGCGGATGGCATGCTGCAGGTCGACGCGCGGGTTCTTCATGCCGAAGAAGTGCCAGTTGAACAGGGAGCCGAGCGTGTCGATGAGTTGGAAGAAGTGCTCCATCGCGAAGCCGCCGGTGAGGCCGGCAAGCAGGAGTTGCGCGAGCCAGATCTTCCGCCGGTACGGGGACAGTGTCCCGAGGTAGGCGTTGTTGAGCAGGAAGCTTTTGAAGATCAGGGTCTTCGGCCAGTCCCGTTGCAGCTTCGACCGGTTCGATGCCTCGTGGCTACCCTGCGAACTGCGTACCACCTGCTCGGCGGTCCCCCAGGGATTCGCGCTGCCCTTGGCTTTCATCGCCCTGCCCGAGGCCACGAGAATCGTGCGGCGGAGCCACTCCTCGCTCCACTGGAAGCCCGCCATGCTGCCTTCGGCGAGATGGGCGAGTTGCTCGTCCCGCTTCCTCCCGGCCTCCTCTCCGCTGATGCCGGAGATCCTGCCGCCGAGCTTCTCGAGGGTCGAAGTCTTGGCGTGCTGCGTCACCATCTTCGCGTTGGTCTCGCCGACGAGGCCGCTGAGCCTCGCGTTTTCGAGCGCTTCCCACTCTTCGCGGGTGAGGTTGCCTATGTAATTCTGCTGATCCCCCGGCGCGCCGACGACTTTGTGCTTGTCCTTCGAGAAGACACGCTTCGAGTAAGCGTGGCTCACATCCCGGATCGCCTTGAGCATTTGCGCGGTAGCGGCGGGGATGCCCACCTTCCCGCCGTCCGGGCCGACCTGATCCGCCAGAACAGCCACGCCCTGCCCTAGCTGGGTGAAGTTGAGCAGGATCTGCTTGGGGTTGTAGCCGAGCCACCACAGCATCATCGCCCCGCTGAGAGTGTTGGAATGCACCTTGGGGCTGATCTGGTTCTTGGCGGCATCGTCCATGAACTCGATCATGTGGTTGATCTTGGTGAGATTGACGAACTGCCCCGGAGTCTCCGCCCGCAGGTTCTTGCGATATGTCCTCGCATCGTTCACGGCTTGGAGGATATTGCCGCGCTCGGCGGTACGCCCGATGAGATTCGACATCGCCGAGAAGTAGGCGCCCGCGGTACGCTTGCCGTCGCGGCTGTATCCGGGAATGCCCTCGCGGTACTTCTGGTGCTGGCGGCCGGAGCGCTCGACCATCGTCGAAGCCATCATGTCGTCGAAGGCGGCGCGCTGCTTGTCGGTCAGGTTGAGCTTGGAAGCAAGCCGCTCGGCGATGGAAGGCGGAAGATGGCCCATGTCCCGTACCTCGGGGGACAGTTCGCCCACCGTGACGTTTTCGGGGACGATACCGGCGGCGGCGTAGTCGCGCTCCATCCGGGTGGCGGCTTCCTCGGCGGCCTTCTCGCTCGCGTATTGCTCGTGCCGGTGGACCTTCTTTCCCGAGGGGTATTTCGGGTCGTCGGTCTTGAGGTAGGAGGTGACCATCCAGTCGCCGAACCGCATCAGGGGAAAGTAGTTTCTGCGCGCCTTCTCGTCGACTTCCTTGTTCAGCGTGGCGATGGCAGAGGCGAGCGCCTCGGGATCTTTGATCTCCCGCTCGAGTTCGGAGACCTCCGCCTGGCGCAAGCCCTCCCAGAACTCGCGGAAGGTCTGCTGCTGGCGCTGGTAGACGGCGACGGTTTCCTCGTCGAGGCCGGCTTTGTCGGCAAGCTGCATCACTTCCTGCTCGGTCAGCGGGCGGTTCGCCCTCTGGGTCCAGTCCTGGACGGTGTAGTTGAAGTCGCTCAGTTGCCGGCCCCGCTCCTCACCGAGCGCATTCCACTCCTCCATCGCATCCCCGCCTTTGTTCTTCCAGTCCTGGATGGTCCGGTCCATGCGGTTTTTGGCGGCAAGCTGATCCTGGATGGGCTGGAAGTCGGGGTTCTGCTCGGCCATCTGGCGGAACTGGAGGTTGTTGCGGTTGATCGTGCCCACGGTCCGGATGCCGATGTTGACCCGCTGGGCGGTGGAAAGCCCTTCGGTGCGGAGAGAGGGCATGTCCCTCGGCTCAGTGGGCAATGGCGGTGGCTGGCCCTGTGGCGAGCCGGTGGGCTGGGTGGCTGTGACGGACGCCGAAGCGGCAGCGGACGCTCCTGGGGCCGTTTGCGCGCCAGCGGGAGCCATTCCTGGGGGAGGAGCCTGTTTCCCATCGGCAATCGCCTTCGCCTGAAGAAATACCTTCATCGCATGGGGACGCGCCTCCTCACCGAACTTGTCCACGATCACCTGGACAGCGTTGCCGATCTTGATCGCGCCGCTCGCCACGTCGCCGATGATCTCGGTGACCATGTCGCGGATCCACTGCGCCAGTTCGATGGGGTTGGGGGAACGGAGTTTGCCGGATTGCTCCTGGGCGCGGCGTTTAGCGGCGGCTTCTTCGCCGGCTGCCACGCGCCTTTCTAGGAAGGAGGCAGGCCCGGCTTGTTCCACGCCTCCCGCAGCGCCTGCTTGAACGCCTGGTCCGGGTCTTCCCCCTTGAGGCGGGCCTTCTCCGCCGCCAGTTGCGCCCGGTTGAAGTTGTCCACCGCCTCCTTCGACCACTCCTGCGGCGCGGCGAGCACTTTCCTGCTGCGCTTGTCTGCCATAAAAAGCCTCCCTGACCGGACCCGGTTTGATGTATTTGAACAGGACAAGAACGCCCTCGCCATGTGTCGCAACCAGTGCGTCAGCGTAAGCCTTCGCTACTTCCTCCTGCTCGGCGGGAGTAAGATTGAGTTGGTCGCCAGACAGTACCTTGGCGGTAACTTCCCGGAACGCATGGCTGGGATCCTCTTCGGTCTCATAACCCATCTCCGTTACCGCACCTCCAGCCTTGGCAAAGAGCGGTGTCTGCATCAGGTCGGCCATCGTCTCGTCAGTGAGCGGAACCTGAAATTGCATGCCATGCAGCAACTCTTCGCGGGCAGTCATGCGGATGTCATCCGAGAAGTATTTCTGTGCCCGGACAAAACCTAGCGATGCGTCGGGAGGCGCGGACTCCCGCCACTTCTTCACTTGCTCATGAAGCTTTTGCAGGTTCTCGCGGGTAGCCTTGCCGAGCCACGGAATGTTGAGGTTTTCTTTGAGAGCATTCTCCAATATGACGATGTCAGAGAGAGGCAGCAATTTGCCTTGTAAGCTGTTCCCCCCGCTCAAGGTCTCGATGATGAACGTGCCGCCCTGATTGGTGTAAACCGTGTTGCTTTGGGCGGGGGTTTTCGGAAAGCGGAATGTCGCAGTCTTCAGTTTGTATTCGGCTTGAAGCTCGTCAGCCGTCAGATCCTGTTGAGGGAGGAGGGAGGCTGGCCCGCGGAGTGCGGCGTTCTTCGCTTTCTGTGCGGCGTTGCGCGCCTTGGCTGCGGCAACTTCGTCCTCGCTCGGCAAGACTACCGCAGGCGCCGGTGGCGTCTCCCCGATCCCCGTGAGTACCTTCGCGGCGAGCTTGTCCGCATCGGTAGGGGTGGGTGGCGCCGGGCGCTGCGGCGGGTAAGTGACTTGCTGCGTAAACGGAGCCACGGCGGGAGGCGGCGCTATTGCTGCTGCCGTTGCGGTGGGCGCAGCACCGGGCTGCGGAGCCGGGGAGAGCCGCTGCGGGCCAAGCGAAAGCGCAGGCGGCGGGGGAGTCTGCTGAGGCGCAGGCGGAATAAGCGGCTGAGGAGGTGGAGCTTGTGTCTCCACGGCAGGCGCGGGCGGAACAGGCGGGGGTGCGGGTTGCTGCTGAGATTTCTCCACCTCCTTCGCCCAAACGAGCAAATCGGTTCTCGACGGTACGGGGTCCGGTCCCGGCGCACTCCTCCTCGGCCACACCTCGATCAGTTGCTCCCGGATCACCACGGCGCGCGGGTCTTCCGACCCCAGCCATTCCCACAGGTGCTCATGCACGATCGGGTCGTTGGGATGCACCGGATCTCGCGGCGTGGACAGTAACCGGCTCACCTCTTCCCGCGCTTCGCCGAGCAACTCCGCAGCCGGATCTCCGAGACGCGATTCCTGCGGCGTCACGGTGGCCCGCCGCGCTCCCTGATTCGCCCTCATGAGAACCTGCGCGGACTGCTCGGCAGGACTCATCGGCCCGGCAGGCGGAGTCTGCCTTGGCCCCATTAACCCGAAGGCTTCGGCGGATTCGCGGGCCGGGAAGGGAACCGGCGTCCTGATGTCCTTCTGCACCACACCCTCGGCGGGCACTGGTTCGTAAGGCGGGCGCGGCGCCGGTCCCTGGATGGGAGGCTGGGTCGGCGTGGGGACTCTCGAGGCGAATGGTCCGGTCGGTGTAGGCGGTGCGCCCTGGAACTGCGGCGCGTTGGTGCCCTCGAGCTTGGGTACAGCGGTGAGCGGTGGACCCGCTCGCGGCGCGGTGGGCGTGGGAACCCTGCTGGCATAGGGGCCAGTGGGAGGAGGCGCCGTAGCCTGGAACGCAGGAGCATTCGTACCGGCCATCCTCGGTACTACGGGAGCAGGAGCAGCCGGCGGTGCAGGCTCGTAGCTCACCGTGCTGGTGACTGCTTCGGTAGGAGGAGGCGGTGGAGGCGTTTCCGGACGTGCCCGTGGTGCAACCGTGCTGACCGTCCCGCCCATCGCGCCACCGACACCCATCGCACCAGCCACGCGCCAGGCAAGATTCTTCAGACTGTCAGGAACACCCGCTACCCACTCGGCCGCACCGGCGAGGACTTCCTGGCCTCCTTCAGTGACGGCTTCCTTCACCGTACCTGTCGCAACCCTCTTCAAAAACGGATCGATGACTCCTGGCTTCAGGAGTCCCTTCACGAAGAGCGTGTCGAGATAGGCTATCGGGATACCAACGATCCCGGCGATGTTCGCCGCCTTATCTGCCGGAACTCCCTTACTACGGAGGTCGTTGTAGATCCCTCCCGCATTGAGCAGGTAGTTGAAGACACCGGCTCCCGCCGTTCCCCCCAACGCTCCGGCGATGATGGTTCCACCCATAGACGGGGCGCTGCGAGCCATGCTCGGGAGGAGGAACTTCTGCGGAGAAGTCTCCCCTGTCACAACGCTCTCCGGGGAGGGTGGTTTCGGGAGCATTCTCCCGATGAACTGCGCCTTCTCCTTCACCGAAGTCCCCGCTCTGCCCACCGTAGGAAGAAGGGGAGCGAACGGCGCTATCGCATTCGTGACCGCAGCAGCCGTAGGCCCAAGTCCCTCGAACTTCTGGCCTATCGCCTCGACCGCACCGCCGAGGGAGGCCCCTATATCAACCACTCCTGGGAGGAGTTGGCGCGTGGTGTCTTCCCAAGTGGAAGTCACCGGAGTGTGCTGAGGAAGCGCCGCTGTTGGCGGCGGAAGTGGGTCCAGAACGACGTGCGGAGTACCGCCCTGTGGAATCGGAGCCATCGCTTGAGGCTGCACCGGAAGCGGATCGAGGATGATGCGGGGACGCGCAGTAACTATCGAGCTACCCATTGGCCGTTCCTTACGATGCCGGGAACTCCGTTGTAACTACCGGTTCTGCCTTCAACTTCTAACTTAGGATCACTGACCGGACCCAAGATACGAGGCGCGGAAGCAGCAGCCGCTGGCTTGTTAGCCATTCCCCCGGCCACCTGCATGATCCGTTCAGTGACGGCTTCGTCATCCGGTTCGGTGAATGGATCGCCGTTATTGACGGCAGTCTCTCTCGCCTTGTTGATCTGGTTCAGTACGACTCTGGTCGCAGTATTGACGTGGGGAGTCAGATGCTCAGCACCGGCCCTCATCATCGAAGCCTTTGCCTGAGTAGCGGTGGCATTCGTCCGAATCGCTTCGAGTTGCAGTCTGCTCTGATCGAGTTGGTTTTTGTCTATGCGACCGAGGTCGAACTGCCGTTTATCTTCTTCAAACTTGGCTTCAGCGAGAGTGGCAGTTTTCTCGGCGGCTTTGGTCTGCCTTTCGGAAATCCCTTCCAACGCCTTCCAGTGTGCCTGCTCCGCCGCATCGCGTCCTTCGAGGCGCGCCTGCTCAAGGAGCTTGTAAGTCTTGTTCCAATCGTCATCAAGTTTCTTCTGTTCGAACTGGCGCTCTTCGAGGCCCCACTTATTCTGTTCTTGGGTGCTCTGCGCCTCTCTACGCTGCGCTTGACTCTCGTAATCTTTGATCTTGGCGTTACTCTCGACTGTCTTCTGGAAGGCTTCCTGTTCCTTCATCTTCCGTTCACGCTCAGCTAACTCTCTGGCATACTGCATTTGCCTTTGTTGAGCCAGTTGATTATACCCCGCAGTTACTGCGGAAACGGCGTTGCCTGTGGCGGTCTCACCTGGGTATCTTGGCCTTGTAAGTTGCTGCCCTGCGGCGAGCGCAATGCCTGCAAGGGTGGGGTCGGTCAGCCTGCCCCAGATAGAACTTCCCGCGCTCTGAGGCGACTGCACCGGAGCGCCGGGAGCGCCGGCTTGACCGCCAGGAGCAGTGCCTGCGGGAAGCGGGGTGCTGGAAGCGGGACCGGCTGTCGGACCGGGAGCGCTGGAAGGGAAGCCGGTCGCCGGAGTTTGAGACGGCGGCAACGTTTGCGGCAGACCAGGAGTGGGCTGGGCGGGTCTGCCGAGTACCTCGCCACGTTGGGCCATACCGCCGGGTTTCACGAAGGGAGGCGTGCGGATCGTGCGGTTCTGCATGCCGCCGAAATACTGGCCGAGCGCGGCGATGATATTGGGGTTGATGGGCGGCATGATGGCTGGCATTATCGAACTCCTGCGAGAAGCTGACCGATAGAGGGAATGGGGTTGCCGCGGCCTTGCGGCTTGAAGACGGGGGCGACGGGGGTGTGCGGACCGAGGTGCGCGTAGGGCGCGGGCGTGGTGGTGGTGCCGCCCTGGAACGCGGCAAGCATGGGCAGCGCGGCGAGGAGCTTGCCCACTCCCGGCTGCTGCTGCTGTTGTTTGCCTCCCGGCTGCGTCGGTTGAGACGTTGGCGGAGGAGGGTTCTTGGTGTCCAGCTTCGGAATGATCACTGGCGGGTAGACGGGTGGTTTAGTCGTCGTGGTGCCGCCGGGTGGAGGATTGGGTGTGAACTCGAATTTAGGCCAGCCTTGGAGAGGTTCCTTGTAATCAGGTAACTGGGCTGGGAAATCCCAGTAGGTCTTGATCTTTTGTCTGCTGAGCGGATCGTCGGGATCGGTGGTGTCAAAGACCGTGGTCTCGAACTTGTAGGGATCACCGGTCTCTTCGCCCCCGGGCGGAGGATTGGCATCGATCTTTTGTGGGTCACCATATGGACCGGGAAACGGGTAACTCGGGTCCATGAAGTCGGTGCCGGTCACATTGAAAGTCGGACCGCCGCCACCGGTGCCAGTGCCGCCGACTTGCGGCAATGATGCGAGGTACTCGGCAAGGTAGGGGTCGATCTGAGATCCGGTGTAATCAAGGGGAGGCGGAGGGTTGCCTATGACCTCGGTGGTAAAAGTCGGATTTCCTGTTCCAGGCGCGAAGCTCCCAGGATCAGTTCCTCCGGGCGTCTCCGTGGTCTGCCCCTCGTTGGGCGTCGTCGGAGCCGTGCCCCCCGATTGCTGGGTCTGCTGCTCCCAGGATGTGACCGGCGTGTTGTAGCCGTAGGGATCGTAGTTGCCGTAAGGATTATAGTTCCACCAATAGCCGGTGTCAGGATTATAGTTCGGATTCTGGTTACCGGGTTGATTTCCAATGTATTCCATATCGTCTCCTTACCCGAAGAATCCGCTGGTGCCGCCCGGCGGCGTTCCTACCGTGGTGGGCGCAGTAGTGCCCGGTGGGATGGTGCCCTGCCCCGCTGGCACGGTGCCCCCCTTGCGCATCGCTTCGATGATCGCGAGCAGAGCCGGAACACTCAGCCCGGCACCGATGATGGCTGACGCCGTACTCGGCTGCGGCACCTTCACCTCGCTCTGCGCCTCAGCCCCAAACGGCTGACTGATCATGTTCCCGTAGTTCAGCAGGTTCTGGTACGGCAACCGCTGGTAGTACTCATACCGGTCGGCGTTCTCATTCCGCTGCGCCTCCTCCTGTGCCCGAATGAGCGCACCCACCGCACCCGTGATCTGACCCGGAGCCGTGAGGTTGGACTGCAACTGCGGCAACTGCTGCATCGTCTGCATCGCCTGCTGCTGAGCAGACAGATAGCCCTGGTTCGCCAGGCCGGACGACACTTCCCCCGCCACGCGCTCGGCATCGCGCACCGCTTGCGCCTCCCCGATGCTTTGCCTCGAGCCGCCGTAGCCCCCGCTGGCAATCCCCTGGTGGCGGATGGCCGGCAGCGCCCGCGTCAGAAGCTGATCGCCGATGGGAGCCACCGCTGCTGAGATGGCATTCTTCAGGTACGGGTTCGTGGCCGGGTCTCTCCCCGCTCCAAGGTTGAACTCCGCAGACTTGGTCCCGAGCTCGGCGAGGTACTGCGCCGGCGTGACCGCGGCACCGAGCTGCTTCTGCGCGGCGAGCTCGTCCTGATTGAAATCGGCCACGCGAGGCTCGGGCGAGAGCTTGGGACCGCCCTGCTGGTAGAGCCGGGTCGACTCGTCGACAAACTGTTTTACGGCGGGCTGCTGCCAAGTCGGGTAACTGCTAGTCGACGTCGAGACGTTGCCGCCGGCGCTCTTTCCCATGATTGCGGACCTCCATTATTAACGTGGTGTAGGCGACTTCGAAGCCAAGCGGGGCAAGCAGCCGCGCCAATCCTTTGCGTCCGGAAGCTTCGAGCCTTTCGCAGCCCTGCTCCCGCGCGAAGATTTCCAAGGCAACCCGGGCGTGGCCGCTCCAGTCTTTGAAGCGGATCCCCTGGAGCAGGACGATGCGGAGCACCCGCAGGCAGGGATATTCGCTGATTTCCGTAAGAATCACCCCTAGCAACTCCGCACCTTCGCCCGCCAACGCGACCCAGATTTGCTGCCGATCAGCAGCTACGAGCGCCTTGATGGAAGACTCCGAGAGTTCGCCGTGGCAGTGCTCGAGGGCGGCCTTGAGGAAGGGAGTGAGCCTCACCCACACGGCAGGCTCGATCGCCATGTCGGCGGCGATGCGCGTAACTTGCAACTTGCGCGGGGCAAGCTGTTTGGCGACCACCGGAATTGGAGTTTCCGCTACGGCTGTTTCCATATCTTTTCCAACGAAGCGGTCTCGGTGATCTGCTTGACCAACGGCTCAAGCCACACGGCATCATTCACCCGAAGCGGAGCCGCCTCGATCACAGCGACTAGCGCCCGGGCCTCTTCATCCTCGAGTTCCACTGTCTTCAAACCATAGTCCGGTGCGGGAGGCTTCCAGAGATATTTATCGCCCACCGCGGTGAACTCGCTCTCCCGCTGCTCTGCATCGCTGAGGCGCAGCTTCTCGATCAACCGGAGAAAGACCGCCGCCTCCTTCAGGTTGGCGGCGCTGTGGTTCCCCACGGTAGACCAGAGGTACACGCGCTGATAGAACTTGAGATCGAGGTTCTGCATTAAAGTAGCTTGTTGACCACGGCTTCCACTGCGCCCTGAAGCGCTGCATCAGTGACCGCCGAACCATCTTGTTGAACCGCGGGATCCATCACCACTGGTGGCTGGATCTGCGCGGCTACCATCGCCGGGTTCTGCATTGCGTTCTGCGCCCAGCGCATACGGGTGTTGTGAGCGGGAACCGAAGTCGCTTCGATCATGATGGAGTCTGCAAACTTGAGGACCGCCACTCCCACCCGGCCACGAAATTCCACGTCCTGCATCAAAAGTGCCGACTCGCTATACGTCATCGGATCTCCTTATACGATTTTTAAGACTTTTCCACCGGCAACATCCACCCAGATATCTCCCGCAGCCAATCCCGCGCTCGAGGTTGGCAGCCCCACTACGGACAGCTTGGAACCGGGAGCCGACGTGCCGATGCCCACGTTCCCGCCCAAGGGGTTGAGGAGTAAATGCGAACCGGCTCCCCCCGCCAGAGCTTGCACACAGCCCACCCAAACCCCGCCGGTGAGGACTGCATAGCCCAGTTGGAATTGATACCCAGCGGCGTTGCTTTGCTCGGCGATGATGAACTGGGTAGCCTGCGCCGCCGTCGTGGCATTCGTGGGATTGACGACGGATAAGATCGTGCCGGTGCGCGAGGTGGTGGTGACACCGGCGGACACTTGTCCGGCGTTGGCAATGGTCATCTTCGTAGTCAGGCTGCCGCCGGACGTGGTGCGGAACTCGAACCCGGAAAACGTATCCTGCGTGCCGTTGATGAACAGCCGTCCACTTCCGCCATCTCGCAGGAAGTCAATGAAGTTCGATAAGTTCAAGGTGCCGGCGTTGGTCAGGTTGAACCCTGCGGCGGCGATGTTACTCAGCCAGGGCGTCTGGATCGCACTGATCGTGGGAGCGCCGGTGATCTTCGCGTAGGCCAGCGAGGTGATCCAAGACGGGTCCGCATAACTGCCGATCGTGGAGACCGCGTTGGTGACCTGCGCCGCCGTGTAATCCCCCGTTGCCGCCACGACCGCCCCGGTCCTGGTGAACACCGAGGTGACCGCGCTGGCCGGCAGGGCGGTCCAGGCTCCATCGCCTCGCAGATAGTTGGAACTGCTCGGTGTCCCCGTGCCGAGCCGCGCCACCGCGAACACGCCGGTGGTGGTATCCGCTGCGGCATGAACGTGCGCCGCCGGGGTGAAGGAAGTGGGTACGCCCGTGAGCTTGCTATAAGCGAGGCTGGTGATCCAGGTTGGGTTGGCGTAGCTGCCGAGGACTGACACGGCATTCGTAACCTGTGCAGCGGTATAGTCTCCGCTGACTGCGACGACGGCTCCAGTGCGGGTGAAGACACTAGTAACACTACCTCCCCCGCCGCCGGGAATCGTCACCACCGTGCGCGTGCCGTCATCGGTGGCCGTGACGCCCGCACCCACGAAGTTGAGAGTCGTTCTGACGGTGAGGGCCACGCCTTCGTCCTGAACGGTGGTGTATCCACCGCCCCCGCCCCCGCCCCCGCTCATCGCGTGCCACGCGCCCGCGTAATAGACGTAGTAGCCCGCTCCGCTCCCTGGATTCCAGTCGGTGCCATCGGCGTAAACGAGCATGCCCTCACGGGGCTTGACCGGCGCAACATGCCACACCTTGTTGATCGAATCCCGGTGCCGGTCGATGTGGGACTGCTGATCCTCATTGACGCTCCACAGCATCTTCAGCGCTTCGCGGGGTTCGTCGGGGAGCGGCCGGTCGAGTGGCATCTATAAGCTCGCTGTGGGTTCGAGGTCTAAGTCAAAGCCGATGAGCTTCCAGTTCTGGCCCACATGCACGCACTCAACGCGGTACGCCAGATAGCGGAAGGTGCCGAAGAAGCCGAGCTTCACGGTCTGGCCCTGGATAAAATACTGCAACGGCTGCCACGAGACCGGCCCTTTGCGATTCATCGAGAAGCCCACCGAGATGGCGAAGATGACGCCGTCGTCGCAAACGAACTTGGGCCAGATCTCGCGCATGACCGCGAGGCGCCCGTGGTCAATCACGATCTCGCCGCGCGACGTTCCCTTCACTCCCACGCCGATGCGCTCGACGTAGCTCGCCGTCGCGTCGTCCGCATCAACCACCTCCCCGTTGACCCGGAGGCGCAGAGCGGTAGACATCAGGGCGAGTCCCTCGACGGAGCGCTCGTAGGTGCCCGAATCCCAGATGGTGGTCTGCGCGGCCCAACTCCCGACGGTTGACTGCCAGCTATCCCCCTCGAAGTTGGCCGAGGTCGGGCCGGAGGCCATCGCGTGGTAGTTATCCTCGATGTCGCGGATTGTTCAGGTGTCGAACTGCCAGTTCCACACTAAAGCGAGGTTATTGACCTCGGTGCCGCCGGAGGAGAAGGTGATCCAGATTTCCTTGGCGGTCATCTTGCGAACCACTCGCACCTTGTCATAACTCGCCGAAGTCAGTTGCGAGAAGAACCAGCGCTTGGTGCGGTCGTAGCCTATGCTGGTGACGCTCTGGAGATCGTGGATGACGAAGTCGTCGCCGGTCACCTGGAAGACTTTGTTGAGGAAGGTGGCCGCGCAGCCCTGCGTGAGCGCGCCGATCTCGGAGAAGACCCGGCGGAAGGCCATGATGTCCTGGCCGCCGATGAAGGTCATGGCCCAGGTTTGGCTCCCGGTCATGATCATGAGCTGGTTGCCGACTTGAAGGGCGTCAATGATGCGGTCCTCGCCCTCAGAGAGTGAGACTTGGCCGGCATCGAGCGTCTCGTCGGCTACGTCCCACGAGGGCGGGATATTCAGCGGATCGGCGGGATGCGACCACATGACCAAGCGATCGTCGCGCTCCCCGCTGATGGTTACGTCGAGGGCGACAAGGAATTCTTTGAAAGGAACGACGATCTTAGCCCGGTGCGTGGCGGGCCAGTTAGGGAGATCGGCCAAGTCGGTGGCCGCGTTGGGCAGATCCCAGTACTGCGGCACGTCGACCCCGTTGTTCAGGATCAGGTGGTCGTTGAACATGCCGCCCTGCCAGAAGTCCTGGGTGGTTCCGGTGTAGGGACCGGCGAGGCGGGTGATATCGGTGACGGTTGCCCCGGATATCGAGATCACACTGGCAAGGCCCGTCGAGACCCAGAACTTGCCGATCAGGCTATGGACGAAGAACAGCCCGTAGGACAGCGGCGACCCTCCGGCCGTGGCGTTGGTGCGCCAGGAGGGCGACCGCTCGATGCCGCCGAGTTCAAAGCGCACATTGCGGCAGTCCGACCAGAAGTTGGGCGGCAGGTCGAACGGGGGCTGGTCGGTGATGAGACCGGTCTTGCCGACGAAATTTACCGGCACGATCATTGATGACCAGCTTCCCAGCTATGTTGCCCAAGCAGGGCGTCCTCGCCGGAGCCGATGACGGCGCGGCGCATGGACTCGAGGCGCGACGTCGACTCCTGAGCGATGCGGCGGCGGGCCTCGGCGCGGTCCTGGCCGAACTCGGAGGCGCGCTGGGCATCGCGAATATTGCGCGCCACATGCCACCCGGCTTCAGCGACCATCAGATCCTCGGCCTTGTTCGACCAGGTGTTCTGGCTGGTGGGACCGCTGAGAGCAGTATCCCGGCCATAGAAGAAGTAATAGAACGTGTAACTCTTGTCCGGGATGGGAAACAATTGGAGGAGATCGGCGTTGAGGTTGAAGTTTCTTGGCCGCCCCGGTGCGCCCGGACTCGTCGTGAAGGCGTGTTCCCGATAGGCGCCGTACACCTTCCCCGGTTCGGCATAGTAGGTGGTGTCGACAGTGGCTTTCAGGAGGTAGATGTAATCATCCGCCATCTCGATGAAATGGGCGGGAAGCAGATAAGGAGGATTGAAATATTCCTGGGTGGTATAGGTGAGCAGGAACCAGGGATAGGGCGGCGTCTTTTCAAGGACGTTCTGCGCCTGCCGAAGCTCAGAGTAGATCATATTGTCGATGTCGGTGCGCTGGCCCAATCTCCCGGCGAGCAGGGATTTCATTCCGTCCAGTGTCATAGCGTCACCACCCGAACTCGAAGACGATGCAGTAACCCGTGCCGCCCGCGCCGCCCGGCCCGAACGCACTGGCCTGGGAGAACCCGCCGCCGCCGCCGCCGCCGCTGTTAGGCAGGGCAGCGTTGTCCGTCATGCCTCCTGATCCTCCTCCCGTGCCACCGAAGCCCCCTGCGGGGCTGTAATGTTCTCCCGCGCTCCCATACCCACCCGCGAAGACGATGTCTCCGGTGCTGGAAGCCGCCGGATGAGGAGTGCCGCCATAGACACCTGCCGCGGCCCGCCCCTGCAAGGCTACACAGTGGAAGACGGAACCACCACCGGTGGTAAAGGTAGTGGATAATCCGTCACTGCCCGCTCCACCGGAACCGGTACCACCCGCCCCGCCGGTGCCTATCATTACTTGCGCCGAGGGGATCAAGGTGACATCGAGCCACTTGATGGCGGTCGCACCACTGGCGCCGCCGCCGCCGGCGAAACCTCCGGTCGTTCCCGCAGTTCCTCCTCCTCCTCCGCCAAGACAGTAAATAAGAATCTTCCTCACATTCGTAGGCCGGGTCCACGTACTGCTGAAAGCAGTGAAGGTCTGGATCGACTTGAGAAAGGTAATGCTTTGCATCACCGTTTTGATGAGGCGGATATGGTCGTCGCCCGCCGAGACGGCGTCGGTCGAGAGCGGATTGGTGGGGACCAGATCCCCGATGCCCGTGCCTGTTTCAAGCCCCATGATTCACCTCCTCAGTGGCGCGCCCTTCGTAAATGACCGTGGTATTGTCCACTCTATGTTCCTCGTACCGCGGGAGGGAATACATCTTGTTGCCCCAATGGCCGACCAGTGCGGAAGTGTCATGGTCGACCCAGATGGAGATACCTGCTTTTTCTAGCTTTTCGCAGAAGCCCCAGTCTTCCCCCTGCCACCTCTGTTCCTCTTCGATCCACTTCACCGGAAACCACGGCTTCTTGATGTCATGGAACACGGTCGACTTGATCAGCATGACGCCGGTGCCGACGCGCCAGACCTTCTCGAGGCCCGTGGTCCGCTCGCAGGGGATGAGCTTGCCGGCTTCGGTCAGCCCTAAGCAGGCGGTCTCCATCGGCGGATCCACCTTGGTGGCGATGTTACAGGCGACGACTGCCCGCTGGTGAGTGAGCAGCCGCGCGACAACGCTGGCGGGAAACGATTGATCGGTGTCGATGAACAGTAAGTGTGTGAATGAATACTTCAACGCCATCTCGCCGAAGTGCTGGCGCGCCGCCCACAGCATGGAGGTCTTGTGGTTCAAGACCGCCATCTCGATTTGAGGCTCGTGGCGCATCGTCTGGGTGAGCATGTTGCACATGGCCATCCCGAACTGATCCGACCAGTGGCCTGTGGTGGGAAACCCGACCAACACTTTGGCTGAGATCACGCGAGTTGTCTCCCGGCTTCGAGTTAGATGACCACCATGTTGCCGATATAGGCGCAGGTTTCCTCGGCGAGCACCTCGAGTCCGCACTCGGTGAGCCAGCCGTCAATGATGGAGTCGGTGCCTTTGTCCTGTTGATCCTCCATCAGCTTGGTATCGCGGAGGAAGCGGTACTTCAGCACCGTGGGATCGAGGATGAAGGCGGAGTTCGTATATTGCGCGTGGACGTTCATGAGTGGGTGGGTCTTGAACCCGATCTGTCCCTGCGGCAGCGTCCAAACGTTGAGGTTCATCCCGAACATTTTGACGACACCGTCCTGGTTGATGACCGAGTCGGTCTTAGCCAGCTTGTTCAGCGAATTCAAAAACCCGTTGCCGCAGAAGGCAATGCGCTGATCGCCGGCGCGGGTATCCCAATTCCAAATCGGATACGTCGCATCCATGAACGTGCTCGTCGTGATGCCGGTCGACGACTGGAAGATCGTCACGTTCGAAGTGATGAAGCTCCGGAGGCCGCCCGTGGTGCGGGTCAGGTTGCCGGTGGCTTGCGGCGAGGGGTCGACAACTTCCGATGCCAGCCCGTACAGGAACTGCATCTCGATGTCGCGGCCGTGAGCAAATGTCGCGCGCTCCCGGTCGTTCTTGTAGGCATCGCCGGTGCGGGCAAAGGTCTTATCGGCGGTGCCCGTAACGGCCCAATTCGTGCGGAAGATCTGGCAGTAGTTGGTGTACTTGGTCGGGTTGTTCGATACCGACGCAGGCCGGGTCGAACCTTCGCCGAACGCCGTGCCGAGTGCGGTCAGGAAGGTGAAGCCTGTCGTTAGGGCGACGGGCGTGGTACCGAACTGGCCGCGCTTGAGCACAACCGTGGTGTCGGAGGTGACGGACGATACCAATGCGATTTCTACGTTGGCGGCCACGTAGGAAACCGGCTCGGTGGTGCCGATCGAGTCGACCTTGATGAGTTGGTTGGGACGAAGCGCGAGGGCGCCGCCGGTCACCGTGAGCGTTTGCGAGGTGGTGATAAAGGCAGCGGTCAGCGTCAGGCGGATGACGGTGTTGCGCTCGTTCCACCATGAGAATTGCGGGTCGGTGACCGAGGAAGAACCGAGCTTCTCGGTGAGGGCAAACAGCGGCGATTT